CAATATCTTGCTAGTATATTTTATAATGATGATACAATTAAAAGCGTTATTGCTCAAAACTATGTTTTGGAAAACGGAGAGAATACTGATACATCTGCAATAACATTTGTAACTAATAATAGTGGTGTTTATTCATCTGATTATGATAAAGCAGTATTAGAGCATGATGAATCAAAAGATTATAAGATAATTAACATTTCTGGATCAGGGTATGTTGGTTGGATAATTGCTGTATATGATCCATCAAAAGTAACATTAGCAACTGCTACCAAGATGGGTACTATTGGTGAAACAGTATCTACAATAGCTAAGAATAATAATGCCCAAGTAGCAACTAATGCTTCCGGGTTTGATGATCCTAATTGGATGGGTAATGGTGGCAATCCGACCGGAACTGTTATCAAAGATTCAAAGGTAGTCTATACTGGTAATGTTACTGGTTACACTGGTGGATTAATTGGATTTAATAAGAATAACGTTTTAGTATTAACTAAAGATAGTGCTTCAACAGCAATTAAAAATGGTATGCGAGATGCTGTAACATTTGGACCATTCTTAATCGTTAATGGTGAAGCGGCATTTATAAAAGGTAATGGTGGTTGGGGTATCGCACCTCGTACTGCTATCGCTCAAAGAAAAGATGGCATTGTTTTATTTTTAATAATTGATGGTAGACAACCAGGATATAGTGTTGGTGCTGATATGGTTGAAGTAACAAAAGTACTTCAAAATTATGGAGCATATAATGCTGCTAATCTAGATGGAGGAGCATCAACATCGCTTGCCATAGATGGAAAGCTCTATGATAAGCCATGTGCATCGTCAACAACAGGTGAGCGTTATTTACCAGATGCATGGATAGTTAAATAACAGGAGTTGACAATGGTCAACTCCTTTATAGTATAATATAGTTAAAGATAGAGGTATCCTTATGATATACAAGAACACCCCCGGCACAAACTTTAACCGATTAGCAAGCAATAAAGGCTTTGCTATTTCATCTTTATTGTACCCAGTATTTATACTTATAATAACGTTTACTGTGTTAACTTTATTAACGTTAATTCAGTCATCTTTTTCAGTAAACAAATTAACAAGTGAAGTACAAGGCAATTTAACTGATAATAATACAATGAAATCTATGAAAGAAAATGCTCAATCAGTTTTAAATGACTCTAAAGATAGAAATACTATCAATTGGGTAAATGATCCAGATGGTAAGATAAATCTTTATAATGTTACACAAGGTAATATTAAATTAGTTAATCAAAGTGGACAAGAAATAGATTCAGATCTTACTATTAATCCAAATACAATAGATTGGACAGGCAGATTTTTTACTGAATCTGATGGATCTCAATTTCTTTTAATTAATAATGGAAAGTATTGTGCATATAAGACAGGTGATATGTCTGGAGTAGCAGTATATAATTCTGGCAGTGACAAAACAAATGAATGTGTTAAAAAGTTAGCAGAGCAAACAAATTGTAGTGAAGTTGTAACAATGATGGATAATCAAAATACAGTAACAACACTGCAAAATCAAGTAGCTGATTTGTTAGCGCGTATTGGAGTTTTAGAAACAAGCAACAATAATTTGATTAATCTTACTAATCAGCAAGCAACTAGAATTTCAAGTTTAGAAAGCAATAACACTGAAACAAAAGACTTTTTAAAGTCACATCCAATAGGATCAATATATGTATCAACATCATCAACAAATCCTGGTAACACTTATGCAGGTTCAACTTGGGTAGCATATGCTGGAGGTAGAACGCTAGTAGGTGCAGGATCGACAACAGATGTAAGAGGAACATCAACATCATTCAGTGGTGGTCAAACAGGCGGTGGTGGTTGGAATATTGCTACTGGTGCTAGTGATGATCCATTGGGCAATGCTACAAGTGTAGCTGGATGGCATACACATACTTTTCATACATCTGGTTGCAGTGTTTCCGGCAATGCTCATGGTGGTGTTTCAGGATCAATATCAGTATCAGGCACAACATCATATTCAGGTAGCAACACAGCATTTAATATTCAAAATCCATATATCGTAGTATATATATGGAAAAGGACAGCATAAACGTAATATTAATTTACATCCATTTCGTTTTATTTTTAACACTTTCAGTTTTTATATGATATACATTATTATGTAGGATGTGGCATAGGTATGAAAAGGAATATTACATTCGTAATAATATCTATACTACTAATTGTAATAATTAGTTTTGCTTTTAACGTGGTTAGGTCTGAAAATAAAGAATCAACTATTAATTTGGCTGATCCTTTTTTCGTCCCTAAAAATAGTTCTACGCAAGATATTGAAAAGTTAGCAACTGGAACAACTATATCTAATTTGGAAGCACAAGTAAAAGATTTAGAAGATAATAATAAATTACAAGAAACACAATTATCAACATTAATTGACAATGATAATACAAGAACTACTAATATAAACAATTTAATTAGTACTGATAGTACTCAAAAAAGCAATATATCATCACTACAAACTAGTTCAACTAATTTGACAAATGATGATACTAATAAAACAAATCAATTAAGTAGTTTAACAACTACTGAAAGTAATATACAAAATAGTATTAATTGGTATACAAATAATAATACTACGGCATCTGACTTTCTAAAAGCTCATCCAGTTTGGACTTTATATATAACTCACAATGGAACAAATCCAGGGAGTATTTATGGCGGATCATGGTATCTATATGCCCAGGATAGAACATTGATAGGAGTAGGATCAACAGGAGATTCTAATGGTACTTGGTGGGGATTCTCTGGTGGACAAACAGGTGGAGAATCCGCACACCAATTATCTACTTCAGAAATGGCTAGTCATAATCATAAGACAGCAGATGGCTTGTCATCAAATGGATTATTATTAAATTGGGATGGTAATACATCTGGTGTATTTTGGGGATATCCACCATACACTGTTAACTATACTTCATCAGGTGCATATAACTTAAAGGACCAATATACCACTTATACTGGTGGTAATGGATATCATAATAATATGCAACCATATGTAGCAGTATATATGTGGTTGAGAAATGGATAAAAAATAGAAAAGAGGTGTTAATATGAGAAAAAAAAGAAATGATAATGGATTTGCAATATCATCTATTTTGTATCCCGCATTTGTTTTAATAATAACAATAGTAGTATCAACACTAGTTATGCTTTTACAATCATCATTTTCTATGAAAAAACTTATTTCAGAACTACAAGGGAATATATCTGATAATAACACAATGAAATCAATGAAGGATAGTATTACAGAAGCTTTATATGAAACAAAAGGAGATACAACTGTGTATACAGCATCATATGGTGTTATAACATATAAAAATTCTAGTGAAACGCAGGTGACATTAAAATTAAATAATGGTGAAAATACAACTAATTGGGTTGGCAAATTTTTTACCAATTCAAAAGGAGTACGTAATGCTTTAATTACCAATGGCACTTATTGTGCCTATATAACTGGAGGTATGTCTGGAGTTGCTGTTTATAATGCTGGCGAATGCGAAGCAAAATTAGGTGAAGAAACTGGATGTACTGATGTTATAAACTTTCTTAGCAATGTTGAAAGGATAAAATCACTACAAACTAGAATTTCAGCTTTAGAAACGGCAGATGCTACAAAGGCCCAGGAGCTTGCTAATTTAACAGCATCAAACAATAATAAAAATACACAAATAGCTAATTTAACAAGTTCTAATACAACAAAAGGTACTCAAATAGCAACTTTGCAAACTACAGCAACAACTTTAGAAACAGCAATTACAAATAAAACTACACAAATCACTAATATGACTAACACAGCAAATTCATTACAATCACAAATTAATACATTAAATAGTAATAATACAGATTCTGCAGATTTCTTAAAATCTCATCCTGCTGGTTCGATATATATAACTACTAATGGTACTAATCCAGAAAGCATTTATGGAGGATCGTGGTCAGCATATGGTCAAGGGAGAGTGCTTGTAAGTGCTGGTAGTTCATATGGCAGTTGGGCAACAGGTGGAGAATATACTCATAGGTTAAGTGAATACGAAATGCCTTCTCATAATCATAATACGGCAAATTGGTATAATGCAGTTGTTCTTTATTGGGATCAAAGTTCTAATTCATCTGGAATAAACTGGGGTGCAGATCCTTATAATGGTAATTATCAATCATCAGGTGCATATACATTAGGAACACTAAATACTGGATATAGTTGCTCTAGTGGATATCATAATAATGTTCAACCATATGTAGCAGTATATATGTGGTATCGTAATTCGTAATTAAAATAGAAAAGAGGTGCTAATATGAAAAAAAACAATTTTATTAAAATAACTATTTCTTATGCACTAATATCAGTAGTAGTATTAGTACTTCTTATTTTAGTGCAACCAAATATTTCACAAGATAATAATTTTACTATTCAAAAATCATTAACAGAAAATTCTGATTTTACTCCTTTAACTAACTCAGAATCTTCTATTAAGAAAGTTGATTCAACGGTAGATTGTGCTGATGTAACGACATTACTACAAAATGGTGAATTATTAACAAAAATGGAGCAACAAGTAATTGCATTACAGACTGCTATAGCTAATAAAACAACTCAAATAGCATCTTTAACATCAGCAGGAGCAAGCAATGATTTACAAATATCTAATTTGAAATCAGCCAGTGATAATAAAACAACTCAAATAAGTATTTTACAGACAAGAATTAATAATTTAACATCTGCCTATAATACTAAGACTACTCAAATAAGCACTTTATCATCAACAGTATCATCGCTACAAACACAACTTACTTCCTTTGGCAATAATAATAATGATAGCACACAATTTTTGAGAGAACACCCAGCAGGATCTTTATACATATCTACTGATAGTACTAATCCTGGTAATAAGTGGGGCGGAAATTGGTCAGCATATGCACAGGGTAGGATTTTAGTAGGCGTAGGAACAGGATGTGATACTAATGGAACATGTTGGGGTTTCTCTGCTGGACAAACAGGAGGAGAATTTACTCATAGGCTAACAACATCTGAAATTCCATATCATAGACATGGAACAATTTCACCACAATTTGATGGAAGTTTTTATAGTAGACGAGGACTTATTCTAAAATGGGATAACGCAAAAGATTCTAATGGAACATATTGGGGAGCTAGGGCATATGATGGAAATTATGGATCATCAGGTGCTGGAATTTTAAATAATCTTTATACATCTTCTACAGGCGGTGATGGATATCATAATAACACAATGCCTTTTGTAGCTGTATATATTTGGTATCGTAATTGGTAAGAGAAATGTTATTTCTCTTTTTCTTATGGTATAATTGTTGATAGGTGTTTTTATGTGGAAAATAGGTAATGTTGAAATCAAAAATCAAATAGTTTTAGCACCAATGGCCGGGGTTGGAAACTCCGCTTTTCGTCGTATCATAAAAGAGATGGGTTGTGGACTTATTTGTTGTGAAATGGTATCAGATAAAGCATTAACTTATGGCTCTCAAAAAACAATGAGAATGCTAACAATGGATGAATCAGAAAGACCCATTAGTCAGCAAATATTTGGCAGTGATAAAGAATCTTTTGTCACTGCAGCAAAAATAGTATACGAAAACATGCATCCAGATATTATTGATATTAATATGGGTTGCCCAGTACCTAAAGTAGCACTTCGTTCACAAGCTGG